AGCTCAGCGGCCAGACACTCGAGGAGGCCCTCGCCACCCCGTGGGAGGAGCACCTGCGCCGGGACCTCCGCGCCCTGCTCGACTGCGAGGCGGTCGTGGTCCTGGACGGGTGGGCCAGGAGCCGGGGCGCCCTGCTGGAGGTCGAGACCGCCCTGCGGCTCGGGATGCCCGTGTACCAGACGATCCGCCACGGCCCCGACCCCGAGGACCTGCGCCTCGAGGGGCTGGACGAGGCGACGATCGCCCAGGTCGTGGAGGGCGCCGGCCGGGCGCTGGACTTCGAGCGGACCCTGGAGCGCATCACCGAGACCGTCCAGACCACCGTGGTGGAGGAGGGCTGGTCCGCTGGTGAGGAGCCGAACGACGGCAATGGGTTCGGCGTGGATCAGGAGCCCTCGGCCGACCCGCCCCGGATCATCAACACGAGGACGGGCCTGGGCGTGTCCACGGGCGGCAACTCCCCCGACGTCGTGGTGGACCCGGCCACCGGCGCCATGAAGGCCGACGGCCGCAAGCCGCGGACCGACCTCCTGCCGCCGCTGCCGCTGCTCGACATCGCGGAGGTCCTGGAGTTCGGGTCCCGCAAGTACGCCGACCGCAACTGGGAGAGGGGCTTCGCCTGGGGCCGGCCGTACGGAGCCCTCCTGCGGCACCTCCTCCAGTGGTGGGCCGGCGAGGACCTCGACGAGGAGACGGGCATGTCGCACCTGGCCCACGCCGGCTGCGACCTGCTCATGCTCCTGGAGTTCACCCACACGGAGGCGGGCACGGACGACCGCCCCCACCAGGTCCACGAGGAGAACAACTGATGGCCCAGCTCATCCGCATAGGGAACCTCCAGGGCGAGTACCCCGCCCTGGTCGAGCTCGTCATGGAGGAGGGCCGCCCGGCCGCGCCCCGGGGCCTGCCGACCAGGGAGCTCCTGGACGTGACCCTGCACTTCGTGGACACCACGAACCTGCTGCCCGTCGGCACGGGGCGGAAGCTGTCCACGACCCTGAACGCCTACGCCGCGGCGGCCCTGGTCGCCGGGCGCCACCTGCCGAAGATGGCCCACGCCATCGCGCCCGGCCTGGCCGCCTTCGAGGCGGACGGGGTCGACCGCGAGCGCTACGGCCCGCGGACGTTCAGCCAGGTGACGGGCGTCGTCCAGCACCTGCTGGCCGACCCGGACACCCGCGAGGCGATCGCCGTGCTCCAGCCGCCGCGGCTCCCCACGGCGGACGGGGGCAAGGACTTCCCCTGCACGACCTCCATCCAGTTCCTCCTCCGGGACGGGGCCCTCCACATGACGGTCTCGATGCGCTCCAACGACGTGTGGCACGGGCTGAGCGGGGACGCCTGGGTCTTCGGCCAGCTCCAGCACACCCTGGCCTGGGCGCTCGGCGTCCGGCCGGGCGCCTACACCCACCACGCGGCCAGCCTCCACGTCTACGAGTCCGACGTCCCCAAGGCCCGGTGGCTCCACGCCCCCGACCGGGAGGGCCTGCTCCACGTCCAGGGCTTCCGGGCCGACTACCTCGACGAGGGGCCGCTCTCCGACCCTGGGCACCCGCTCCACCGGCTCGACGACGCGCGCTGGCTGGCAGATTCGGCCCTCGGCCGGCGCACGGGGCCCCTGGAGCCGCCGCCGGGCGATCGGGGGGTAATGTGGTACCAGGACCGGCTGCGGCCGTTCTGGGGCCCCGCATGACCTCCCAGGAGCCCACGGGCCTCGAGCCGTGGACGCCGGTGAAGATCAGGGAGACGTCCGTCACCGAGAGGGCCGTCTTCAAGGGCTGCCGGCGGCGCTGGCTGCTCAACGTCGTCCACAGGCTGGACCAGGTCGGCATCAACGAGAACTTCTGGATCGGGGAGCTGATCCACGACGCCCTGGCCGCCTACTACCTGTACGACCTCGCCGAGTGCGGGCACACGGCCAGGGAGCGCTGCCCCCACGCCGCTGAGCTCCTCCTCGCGGAGTACGACCGGGCCGCCGGCCGGGCGGTCGACGAGGTCAGGGAGGAGCTCGGTTTCCTGTGGGACTACGCCCACGAGCAGTGGGAGGAGCTGGTCACCCGCGGCCGCCTCATGCTCGAGGGCTACCTGGTCTACGACCGGATGGAGGGCGGTCTCGGAACGGTGCTCCACGTCGAGCAGCGCTGGAGCGTGCCGATCCCCGGCACCCGCGGCCGGCTCCGCCTCCGGATCGACCTGGTGGCCGACAAGCACGGCCGGCGCCGGGTGGTCGACCACAAGAACCTGGCCGGCACGCCGAGCGACGACCTGCTGGACATCGACGACCAGTTCACGGGGTACTTCTGGGGAGACCACGCCGCGACCGGCGAGTGGGCGGACGAGGTGATCCGGAACGTCCTGCTCAAGAAGGCGCCGGAGCCCCCGCGGCTCATCAAGAAGGGCAAGGAGCTCAGCCGCGACAAGAGCCAGCGGACGACCGTGGACCTGTACCTGGCGGCGATCGCCGAGAACGGCTTCGACCGGGCGGAGTACGAGGAGTTCCTCTCCTTCCTGGCGGCCCAGGGCTGGGAGTCGTTCTTCCGGCGCCAGGTGTCCTACCGCAGCCGGGCCAGCGCCCGGCAGTTCGGGAAGCACCTCGCGACCGAGTGGCGGGACATGGCCCGGGTGGCCTCGAAGCCCGAGCTCGCCTACCCCAGCCCCGACCAGATGCGCTGCGGCTCTTGCCCGGTGCGGACCATCTGCCAGGCCATGATGAACGAGGACGACGTCGAGGGCCTCATCAAGGCGCACTACGTCGTGAAGGAGGAGCGGGAGTGAGCGTCTACCTGGGCCGAGCGGCGGCCGTCAAGCGCCTACTGAAGGGGGCGCTGATGCTGCGCCCCTTCGAGCGGGCCGCGGGCAAGCGGCACTGGGTCTCGCAGAGCCAGTCCCGCCTGGTGGCCGTCGAAGTCGAGGGGGACCCCGTGCGAAGGGTCTCCGTCACCATGCCCGTGTCGCCGGGCGCCGGGACGATCCTGGCCCAGGTCATCAACGAGTTCCACGCCGACTCCGCGACCGTCAGGGCCTGGGCCGAGAAGGAGCTGCTCGCCTGGGGCGCCCGCCTCGGGGAGGACCCCGACGCGGGGCTGGACGTGCTCATCGCGTCGGCCGACCGGAGCACCAGGCTCCAGCGCATGGGGACCGCGGGCGTCCTCCTCACCATCACCGTATAGTCATCCTGTCAACCTACTGGAGGAACGCATGCCACTGACCATCGGCAGGCCGGAGGACGTCTCCGTCTGCTATGCCCTCATCTTCGGGCCGCCCGGCGCGGGCAAGACCCACCACCTGGGCTCCCTCGCCGACGACGAGCGCACGGCCCCCGCGCTGATCCTCGACTTCGAGGGCGGCAGCCAGACGCTCGTCGGCCGCGACGTCGACGTCGCCCGCATCTACACCCCGCAGGACTTCGAGGAGGCCCTCGAGGTGCTCCGCGGCGGGGACTACAAGTCCTTCGGCGTGGACTCCCTGAGCGAGGCCCAGGTCGGCGGGCTGCTCGCCATCCTCGAGAAGGACAAGCGCCGGGCCGACCCCGACCAGCTGGCGCAGCAGGACTGGGGCGTCATCCTCGTCCAGATGCGCCGCTTCGTCCGCCGGTTCAAGGACCTCGGCGTCCACGGGTTCATGACCGCCCTGGCCAAGGACGCCCTGGACCCGCGGGTCGGCAAGATCGTCGTCCCGGCGTTCCAGGGCGCGTTCAGCGGTGAGGTCGAGGGCGTCTTCGACGTCGTCACCTACCTCGCCCAGAGCGAGACCGAGGACGGCCAGACGGAGCGCCTGATGCTGCTCCGCGACTACCCGAGCTACCGGATCAAGGCACGGTCCCCATACGGCCACCAGCCGCCCGCCGAGCTCGTCGGCGAGAACGGCGAGGTCCCCACCGCCGGAGCGCTCCTGGACGCGCTCGGCTACAAGCGCCCGACGAAGGGCAAGGAGAGCAAGTGAGCACCATCAAGGTCCCCCTCGACTTCGACGGGATCGAGGACTTCGACAACATCCCCGCCGGCGTGTACCCGGCGGTCATCGAGAAGCTGACCTACCGCCCGGCGAAGGAGGCCTCCGAGAGCCAGGACGGCAAGGCGAAGTCGGCCTCCGTGTCGGTGGAGTACACCGTCACCGACCCCGAGTACGAGGGCCGCAAGCTCTGGCAGAACCTGTACTTCACGCCGAAGGCCATGTGGCGGGCCGCCCGCTTCTTCAAGGTCTTCGGCGAGGACTACCGGGAGCTGGACGTCGACGAGGAGACGGGCATCGTCCTGAGCCCCAGCCTGGGCGGCATCGCGGTCGAGGTCAAGACCTACGTGGACGGTGACTGGGGCAACAAGGTGGACGACCCGCCGGTGCCCCTCGGCAAGGCCGCGCAGCGATCGACGACCTCCTCCCGCAAGGCGGCGGCCAGCGACGAGGAGGACGCCGGCGAGGCCGAGCCGGCGCAGAAGCGCCGCGGCGGCCGGGCGATCCGCTGATGTTCCAGGACCCCGACGACGCCCACAACGCGGCCGTCGCCGTCGGCTGCATCGCCCAGGCGGTGGTGCTGCTAGTGCTCCTGCTCTGCGGCCTGGTGGCCAAGACCGTCATCCTCGGATGAGCCAGGCCCCCTGGGCCGCGGTCTACTCGGGCGAGGCTGCCCCGGAGCCCGCCGGCCGCCGGCTCGTCGAGAGCCTGGCGGACCGCGCGGCCCCGGGGCACCCGCCCATCCAGTGGATCGGCGTGCCGGCCACCAAGGTCGTCCAGGCCCGCGGGGCCCGTGATGACCTGCTCGCGGAGCTCGCCCGGCTGCGGCCGGAGCGGGTACTCACCGTCGACCCCCTCGCCCTGATGGCCCTGCGGGGCGACGCCAAGAAGCCGGCGATCATGAGCGAGCGCGGGCGGCTCCAGTGGCTGCCGTACGGCGACGACCCGGGGGACGTCGCACTGCTGCTGCCGACCATCACGCCCTCCATGGTCCGGGCGGACCAGGAGTACTTCCGAGACCTCGCCCGGGACGTCATCAAGTGGTCGACCCAGGACGCCCCGGTGGAGACGGAGTGGCCGGACTACCACCTGCCCGAGACCGCGGACGGCCTCGAGGAGGCGCTGAAGCGGCTGGAGCCCCACGCCGTGGTGACCCTGGACGTCGAGACGACGGGCTTCGACCCCCGGACCGACGAGCTCGTCTGCATCGGGCTCGGCACGGCGACCGGGCCGTCCATCGTGGTCCGCCTGGAGCGCGACCACCGAGGCACCGGCCAGGAGTCGCCCCTGCTCGCCGAGGAGGAGCGGGTGAAGGACCTGCTCTGGGAGGCACTGTGGCCGGACCCGCTGCGCCGGGTCGTGCTCCACAACGGCAAGTTCGACCTCCAGTTCCTGGCGCAGTGGTGGGGCGCCCTGCCGGGCGAGGACGACGCCCGACTCGGCGACACGATGCTCCTCAGCTTCCTCCTGGACGAGCGGCCCGTGCGGTCGAAGTACCGGGCCCACGGCCTGAAGGACCTCAGCCGCTACCGGTTCGACGTGCCCGACTACGGGCTGGACCACGCGCTGTTCCAGGCGCGCTACCTGGGGCGGCCCCTCGACCCCGAGAAGCCGGACGAGGTCCCCGAGCCGCCCGACGACGAGGCCTGGGACGACTACTGGGCCTACCAGGCCATGGACACCCGCATGACGGCCCTCCTGTGGGACGAGCTCGTCAGGGAGGCCGCGGCCGAGTCGAAGGGCCTGCTGCGCTGCCACGACAACCTCATGGCGCCGGGCACCCTGGCCTTCGCCGAGACGGAGCTCAACGGCATCCCCATGGACCGGGCGTTCCTGGAGGCGGAGGCCCACCGGGTCGGCCGCCGGATGGACCGCCGGGAGGCCGTGCTGCGGTCCGCCCTGGGCAACCCGGAGTTCAAGCCCGGCTCGGCCAAGCAGGTGGTGGCCGTGCTCCGGTCGTTCCCAGTCCTGCCCCCGCGCACCGAGAACCTCGCCCTGATGGAGCGGACCTCCGCCCATGGCCAGGCCAACGACCGGACCTCGAACATCGCCACCTCCACCTATGTCAAGTACAAGTGGCTGCCGCACGGCGAGGGCGAGCCGGTCGATCCCACCGAGCCGGTCGTCTGGCCGCTCGTCTGGAAGGGCCCGAAGCAGGGCTACTCTGCCCAGTCGACCAGCGTTGCCGAGATGCGCCTGCTGCTCAACGAGTTCCTCCTCCGGGGCCGCAAGAGGCAGGCCCGCATCCTGGACATGATCCTGAAGTGGCGGCTCGACCAGAAGTACCTCAAGACCTACGTCCTGGGGCTCCTGAACGGGCTGGACGACAAGGACCGCATCCACGCCTCGTTCAACCTGGGCGGGGCCACCACGGGCCGCCTCAGCTCATCCGGGCCCAACATGCACGCCGTCCCCAAGCGAGGGGCGGGGTCCATCCTCAACACCCGCCGGGCTTTCCGCGCCGAGCCGGGCTGGACGTTCCTCGAGGCCGACTACTCACAGCTGGAGCTCAGGGTCTCCGCGATGCTGTCCGCCGACCCCGCCATGGTCGACAGCTACCGGGCCGGGACGGACCTGCACATGCTCGTGGCGCAGATGATGTTCCAGCGCCCGGCCGAGCAGATCGACTACCAGCAACGGTACATGGCCAAGGCCGTGGACTTCGGCATCCTGTACGGCCGCTCGGCCAAGGCCATCTCCACCTCGGAGGCCATGTACTACCTCGTCCACGAGCTGGGCGGGGAGGCCTGGACCCAGGCCGAGGCCCAGCTCTTCATCGACCGCTTCCTGGACGGCTTCCCCGCCCTGCGGGACTGGATGAAGGACCAGGGCGAGCGGGCGCTGCGGGAGCGGATCATCGACACCCCCTTCGGCCGGCGACGCCGTCTGTACGCCGTCCGCAAGGACACCAGGACCATCTCCGCCATCCGGCGCCAGGGGGTCAACACCCCGATCCAGAGCGTCGCGTCGGACATCTGCCTCTCGGCGGTCATCCGGCTATGGCGCTCCCTGGACCCCGCCGAGGCCCGGCTCCTGTCCATGGTCCACGACTCCATCCTGCTCGAGGTCCGGCAGGACGCCGTGGACCGCCTGGCCCCCGAGGTCCGGCGCCTGATGGAGACCACGCCCGACGAGCTCCGCGGCTCGCCGGTCCCCTTCTCGGTCGACGTCAAGGTCGGCCCCACCCTCCATGACTCCGACATGCACGACTGGGAGGCACCCGAATGAGAGTAATCAAGTACCTGCGCCTGGAGGCCGGGCTCGCCCAGGGCGAGCTCGCCGCGGCGATCGGCACCACGCAGCCGGCCCTGTCGGCCTGGGAGAACGGCAAGGGCACGATGCCCGAGGCCCGGCAGAAGGCGGCGCTCGCCCACCTGATGCAGAGACACCTCAAGCCGAAGACCACGGTGCTCGTCGCGCCCGGCGGCCTGAAGTGGGTCGACCTCAGCCGGGAGGTCTACGGCCAGGTCGCCCGCGACTGAAGGTACCGGGGCCCTCAGTCTAATCTCCTAGAATAGGGGGCTCCCGAACCTGGAGATGGGGTGTATATTCATCTTGTCAACCGATCGCACGGAGAACACTTCGATGACAAACCGCCGAGTCCGCGTCGAGCTCAACTGCCAGCACGGCCGCCTGGTCGAGGCAGAGAGCCACGAGGCCGTGGACATCCTCCGCACCGAGACGGCCGCCTGCCTCCAGTGCCCCGTCGACCAGGGCGAGTCCCGGTACGAGGGCGTCAGCCCCCGGGGCCTGGACCTCCTGGCCATCCGCCGCTACGGCATGAACCGCGCCGAGCTCGCCTCCTACGGGATGACCCCGTGGGCCGAGGAGGCCGACTGATGGCCGTCGCCGCCTTCGCACCCGCCGGCGCCAAGTGCACGGGGTGCACCTGGGCCGCCGAGAACCACGAGCCCTCCGCCCTGCCCGCCCGGCTGGGCCTCACCTGCGGCGAGTACTCGCCGGCCCAGGCCGCCCGCCCGGCGGGCATCGACTGGGACGCCCTCGAGCGCCAGGCCCAGCACGAGAGCGGCCGCAACGCCGCCGGCGACCAAGTCTACCGGACCACCAAGGGCTTCAAGACCTCGGTCTCCGACTACGTGGCCGACCCCGACGGCGAGGGGCACCTGCTCTGGACCGGGGACTTCGTCACCGTGACCCGCGAGAACGGGACGGAGACCTTCCCCCACCCGACCCGGGGCGGCACCCACGAGCTCTGCGGCAAGGGCCACCGCTTCGTGGCCCGGGCCTTCAAGGAGGAGGCGCTGGGCTACCCGCTCCCGCAGGACGTGTTCGTCGTGAACTCCTGCGGCCGCCACGAGTGCGTGGCCCCCACGCACTTCCGGCTCCAGTACACCAAGGACTGATGGCGGCCGTCGCCAGCACCCGGGCCTCCCTGCTCGCCCAGACGACCGGGGAGAGCCGGGCGGAGGTGGCCCTGAGGCGCGCCGTGAGGGCCGTGGGGGCCCTCGGCTACCGCAAGGGGTACAGATTCAAGGGCGTGCCCGGCCTGGCACGCCGGTCGGCCGACATGGCCTGGGTCGGCCGGCGCCTGGCGGTCTTCTACGACGGGTGCATGTGGCACGGGTGCCCCGAGCACTGTGACCGCCGCTGGGGCGGGAGCGACCCCGGGTTCTGGGAGGCTAAGATCGCCCGGACCAGGGCGCGCGACGCCGAGACGACGGAGGCCCTCGAGGCCGCCGGCTGGACGGTCGTCAGGGTGTGGGAGCACGAGGACACGGGCCGGGCGGTGGCCCGGGTGATGGAGGCCCTCGGCCGATAGGGCCCACCGGAGGCCGCACGGCGGCCGTGGAGGCGTAGGAAGAGGCCCGGGTGCCCTATCAGGCATCCGGGCCGTTCTCGTGCCGTGTGGGCCCTCTGGTGGCCTCAGCCCTCGGCGGCGGTCGTCATCCCGGCGTACAGGTCGACCGCCTCGTTGACCTCGCGCTCGTGGGTCGCCGGGCTGTAGACCGACCGGCGGATGCCGAGCACGGTCGCCACGAGGGCCAGAAGGTTGAAGGCCGTGGTCACGGCGGCCGGCACGTCGATGGCCGGGGCGACGCCGAAGTTGGCCAGGATCAGGAGCATGCCCGAGGCGGTCGAGATGACCAGGGCGGGCTCGAGGGCCAGCATTCGCTGGACGAGGTTGCGGAGGGCGTTCATCAGGTCTCCTTGATGCGCTGTGCTTCGGCGGCCGCGATGCGGTTCCGCTCGGCTGTGGCGGCCTCTTCCTGGGCCGCCTGGACGTCCCCCTCGGTGATCCCGGTCGGGACCTCCTTGACGACCTCCTTGACCACCGTCTCGGGCGGCGGGAAGCCGTAGTTGGGCGAGGGCGGGACACGGGTGCCCGAGATAGCAACGAGGCCCGGGCCTTCCTTGTCGTTGCCCCGCGCGTCCACGACCAGGAGCTCGTCGGACCCGGTCGGCGGATACTTCACCTGACGATAGCGCCCGTCGCTCGACTCCGCGGTCGACCGGACGCGCTCCCGGCTGGTGAACTCCTTCTTGTTGCCGGCGCCGTCGTAGAACACGGTGCCGAGGGCCGTCGCGGTCTTGGCGACGGTCCACCAGTCCTCCTGGACCGGCTTCCAGAACTGCATGTCGTCGTCTCCTTGTGGTGGTGCGGGGGCGGCCCCGTAGAGCTGGGCGATGAGCAGGTCCTGCCCGCCGCTGGTGGCGTCCGTCTCGTACCGGGTCGCCGGCTGAATCCAGCCGTGCCCGAAGTGCGGCCGGTCGATGACGGTCGGGTGGGCGATCAGCTGCCGGGCGAGCTCCCTGACGTCGGCCGCGAACACCGGGTCCCTCATGGCGGCGGCCAGGTCGGCCGGCATCCCGCAGAACGAGACGCTGATGCAGTCTGCGTTGGGGTCGTTGTCGCGGGCCAGGATGCGGTGGACCTCGGTGAACCGGGCCTGCTCCCTGGCGCTCCCCGTCTTCGGCTTGAAGGCGAGGGACGGGTTCATGGAGTGGGACGCCCGGCCGACCGGCACGATCCACATTGCGACCGTCGAGGTGCCCTCCCGGAAGAGGAGGATGTGGTATGAGGCGTTGACGGTCGCCTTGGTGTTGACGAAGTGCCGGATGGTCGACTCGGCGCCGGCCCGGCCGGTCCCGCCGGCGGTCCAGTGCCAGGCCAGGCCGCGCGGGGCGAACCCGGCGACGACCGACTGCGGGACCCCCGCGGCGTAGTTCTGCTCGACCCTGAGGGCCATCAGGCCCCGCCCGCCCGGTCCTGCGCCTCGCCCTCGGCGATCGCGTCCTCGGCGTCGCCGCCGTCGGCGCCGACCGGGCCGCCTGGGACGATGCTACCGTCCCCCTCGAAGCCCAGCTCGGCCGCCTCCTCGAGGGCCTCCTGGTAATCGTCGGTGTCCAGCCGGACGGTGATGCCGTCCGAGAATCTGACGTCGGTGCTCATTGTTCTCCCTCCTCAAGGTGCTCCAGCTCCAGTGCCCGCCTCTGCTCCCCGAACTCCCGGTCCTCGCGCTGGTCCTGGGTCTCCTCGGCGGCCTCCAGGTGCCGGCGCATCGAGGCCCTCATGTAGCGCCGGATGAGGAGCTGGATGACGGTCTTCGTGACCAGTAGCCCCAGCCCGGCGACGAGGACCCAGCCGACCCCGCCGGGGGCGGCCGGCGCCTCGCGCAGGAGCGCCCATGCCCCGAGCCCGGCGAAGACCGTGTACATGACGAGCCGGATCGCCTCCTGGGCGACGTCGCCCATGGCCAGGACCCGGAAGCCGTTGGTCGGCTTGGTCACCATCAGGTCCACGGCCGACTCGACCAGGGACAGGACGGAGAGGACCGCACCCGAGGCGGCGAGGACGAGCCAGGTGTGGGGGATGAATGCGTTGAGGTCGATCATGGCCTGGCCTTGTGGTCGAAGCGCTTGGTCCGGGCGAGGTGCTCCAGGCGGAGCTGGAGAACGGCCCGGCGCTCGCGCGAGTCGTGAATCTCTTGGCGGGCGTCCTCGTTCATGGCCATCGCGATAGATCGTACCAGGGTCTCCTCCCTGGTCCGGGGCTTCACCAGACCCAGGCGCTCAGCGAGCTTGCGCATCACTGGTCCTTCCTCGCCCGCCAGACCCTGAGCTCGGTTGTGAGGTCGCCGATTGTGGTGGCGAGCGTAGCGATGACGGTCTTGTTGGCGCGGTTGTCCTCCTGCTCCTCTCGGAACAGCTTCCACAGGAAGTAGACCATGAGCGCCATGACGACGACGGCCCCGACCGGGCCGATGACTAGCTGGAGAAGGGTCCCCCAGGGCTCGGGGATGCCGTCGAAGTTCATGCCGCCCATTCTACCCGGGGGCGAAGGCGGGGCGCGGCCCGCGCCTCGCCTCAGGTCTCGGCTACGGGACCGCGTTGAAGATGTTGTACCCGGTGAGGAGCCAGCGCTGAAGCGTGCCGTCGTAGACCATGTAGGCGCCGGAGCGCGGCGAGATGGTGAGCGTGCCGACGAGGTCCTGCTCCATGGTGATGCGGTTGGCCGCGGTGGACGAGGTGCTCTCCGTCTTGAGGTTGATGGACTGGCTCGGGCCCGTCGCCGCGTTGTAGACGAAGATGATGCGGCCGTGCTCCTGCGCGGCGAAGCCGGTGATGTTCCGGTCGGCGGTGGGGACGAGGCGCAGGATGGTGCACGTCGAGAACCCCGAGGGGTTGTAGTTGTTCTGATTCGCGGTCACGGAAGGGGAGCAGACCGAGCCGATGAGCTTGGCCGCGGTCAGGGTCGCCGGGGAGAGCGCCGTCCCGTCGCCCGCCGAGCCGTGCGTGTGGCTCTGGGCGTGGTGGTCGTCCGCGGTCTTCCCTGTGGTCGCCGAGTGCGCGACGCCCTTGGAGTCGGAGCCGTCGTGGTCGTGGCCCGTGGAGGTGTCCAGGACCTTGTCCGTGGCGGAGCCCGAGGCGAATGAGCGCTCGTCGGTGACGTTCGCGTTGACGATCCCGCCGGCCAGGGCGGCCACGGCCACCTGGGCCAGGGCAATCTCCCAGGTCCCGCCGGGCGTCTGCGTCAGGCTCGGCGCCGAGGGGCTGCCAGCCGGCGTCCCGGTGAGCACGTCGAGCTCGGCGGTCCGGGCGGTCGGGTCCAGGCGCACGACGACGCGGTCGATCCGCGGGTTCGTCGGGTCGGAGGAGTCGATCGCCAGCGTCTCCGCGCCCGAGTGGACCTCGAACAGCCGGCCCTGGATGAACATGGACCCGGTCTCGACGTCCACGGACATCCCCTGGGGCGAGGACTCGCCCACGGAGAGCTCGTCGCCGCGGCCCTTGGCGACGCCGTCGCCCATGATGGCCTCGACGACCTGGGCCCAGGCGTCGGAAGTGTAGATGCGGTCCCCGCCGCTGGAGTCGAAAAAGCGTGCTCGCTGGCTCATGCGCCCATCATATCCTCTCTTCTACCCGCCCATGTACGCTATCTCGACGGCTGCCGTGGTGAGCGTCATGGCGGCCCCGCTGTTCTGCCACATGACGAGCGAGAGCTGGTCAGCCGCGGCAAGCTCCCGCAGCTGGGTCGATTCGATGTAGTGCGCCGCGCTGTCGATGAGGGCGGTCGTCGAGATGTAGTCCGGGAGGGCCGGCGTTGCGGACGGGGACGCCCCTCCGGAGGCGTACGAGAACCCGACCAGCCTCCGGCCCGTGGACGACGTGTCCGACAGGTTGACCCAACCCCGGACCAGGTACAAGCCCGGCTCCTGGATGACGAGCGCGTTGTTGGCGGCGCTAAACAGGATGCGCGCCGTCCCCCACCCGCTCCCCCATGAGGTGACCTTTGTCCAGGCGGCGTTCGGGATGGACTGGGAGGTGCTCTTGAGGAGCTGGCGCCCGGTGTAGCGCCCGGGGGTGACCATGAACGGCGACCAGCCGATGGACGAGTGCCACGAGCGCTCCCATGAGAGCGTGCCGAGGCTGGAGTGGCGGAAGACCCGCTGCGTCATGCGGTCTCCCGTAACTGTCAGCTTCGTGGTCTGGACCCAGCAGAAGTCGATGGGGTACCCGTCCGCGGCGTCTGCCAGGAACATGGAGATGCCGACCGGGTAGGCCGAATCCGAGCCCGCCGTGCTGGCAGGGACCTTCGTGATGAGGTGCGTCGACCCGATGGAGTCGTCCCCGGCCGTCAGCTGGTGGGTGTCGGCGTGCGGGTCCGGGGGCAGGCTGAGCGGCGAGTCGATGGCGCCTCCCGAGACACCCCCGCCGTTGATGCGGTCCTTGAGGGTGGGGAACGGCCGGTCGAGCTCGACCTCGCGCTCGGGGGCGGCCTTGCTGTCGGTGATGGACGACCTGACGGTGACCACCCGGACGGGGACCGCGAGCCCGCGGTCGGAGTCGCGCAGCGTGACCAGGTCCCCCAGGTCCCAGTGCTCCCGGTAGCGGAAGCTGCCGTACGGGTGGACGACCGCCTCGTACCGCGCCGCGGCCTGGAGGGCCTCCAGGGTCGCGTCGCCGCGGGTCTCCAGCGCGGCGACGGCCTCGCCGGGGTTCTCCCCCTCGACGTCTCGCGCGTCGACGAAGACCTCGCGCCGCTCGAGCCCCTCCTTCTCGGAATCCAGGAAGCGCTCGACGACCTCGCGGTCGGCGCCCTCCCCTCTCCCGGCGACCACCGCGTGCGTCTTCGTGTCGAGCAGGCTGTCCAGCTCCGAGTACCGCTCGAGGGTGTCGAACGCGGTGTCGAAGAAGACGGAGGCGGTGCGGTCCACGCCGGGGATGACCTCGAACTCGTACTCCTCGGCATCGCGGTCCAGGGTCGTCTCCCAGCCCATGCCGGCCGCCGCCCCGACCTCGCGCAGGATGTCGCCGACCATCTGGTACCGGGCGCTCACGGTCACCGTCCCGCCGCGCTCCTGGTCCGTGGCCACCACCAGGTTCGGCACCTGGCGCGCCGTGGCGGCCCCAGGGCCCCCGTTGGCGTCCACGTAGTGCTTGATGGCGGTCTCGGCCGGGACCGCGCTCTGGGTGTCGTGCGACTCGTCCTCCGGCGGGAGGGCTAGGCGCTCCTCCGTGGCGATCGCGTCGATGGACCGGCCGATGACCCGCATGGCGTCCTTCGCCGCGCCCGGCTCGTCGTTCGTCTCGATGTGCTCGACCAGGAAGGCGAGGCCCTCCTCGTCGGGGAGGAACAGGACCCGGTTCTTGAGGATCGCCGAGGCGTGCAGCTGCCGGAGGTTCAGGTCCAGCGTGATCGTGTGTGGCTTCCACAGGCTGCGGGTCCACTCGAGCCGCTCGAACGCGTCGCCCAGGACGCCGACCGGCTCCACGCCGTCCAGGATGAAGACCTGCACGTCAGGCCCCCGCGTACCGCTGCCGCCAGAACAGGCGGGCGGTCCCGGAGACGTTGGTGTCGGCCTCAAAGCGGATCGTGTTCAGGCCGGGCCGCAGGGACCAGAAGTCCGCCAGGTCCAGGTTCAGCCGGGCCATGGCCGAGGAGCGCGTGCCGTCGGACTCGACCAGGACCACGTCCTTCTCGCCGTAGCCGGTGGTGACCTCGATGTAGTCGCCGGCCTCGATCTGCCCGCTCACCTCGAGGGTCTCGCCCGTGGTCACGTTGATGAACCGGGCGACGGTGCAGTCGCCGTGCAGCTGCACCCGGATCGGCGCGTCCACGTCGCCCATGTTGTCGACCTCCTGCTCGACGTTGTTGCCGACCATCTCCAGGGGGAACTCGAGCTCGAACTCAAAGCCGCCGTCCGTCTGGGCGAAGTTGACGGACTGGTCCACCGTGTCGCGCCAGTAGGGGTAGGGGGCCTCGAACTCCAGGTCCGCCTCGTAGAGCGGGATGCCCTTGGACTTGGAGCCCTGGGGCGAGTTGCGGGGCACGGCGCGGAGCTCGATCGCCGGCAGGTCCCCGCGCAGCAGGCGCAGCGTGCCGAGCGCCACCGACTCGCCCGGCCGGGCGGGGGAGGCGACCAGCGCCCGGACCAGCTGGCGCCGGAGCGCCCACAAGCCCTCCTCGGTCTCGGCCGCGACCTGGAGCTGGATGGGGACGACCCGGACGCCGACCTCGACGTCCACGGCGGTCGCACCCGTCTGGCTGGGGTTCTTTCGGCTGAGCACCTGGGCGAGGGTCGCGTCGATGCCCTGGATGTCGCGGAGCTTGAAGGGCCAGGACCTCGTGAAGGTCACCTTGGCCGAGCCGTCCGCCGGGTACCACTCGACGGCGGTCACGTTCTCGGTCATGTCACACCCCACTCGGCAGCCAGGCGGCGCTCGGCCCGCATGACCTCCCGCATCACGTCGCCGGGCTGGACCCCGTAGATATTGTACTCGCGGCTGCCCGACCCGGTGAGGCCGCGGCTCTCGCGGTTCGAGAAGACGTCCGCTCCCCTGGGCATGGCCACGACCTCCGGTCCCCGCTCTCCGACCAGGGCGAGCCCGCCGCCGAAGCCGCGGATGCCCTTCGCCAGGTGCGGGATGGTGTTGATGTTGAAGGGGTCGATGGAGCCGCCCCCGACGCCGATGTCAGTCCCGGGGATGTTCACCCGCGGGATGTCGATCTGGATGTTGTTCAGGAAGCCGATGAACCCGTTCACGATGTCGATGATGAAGTTGAGCGCGCCCTTGAAGGCGTCCCCGACCCCGCCGAGCTTGTCCTCGAAGAAGTCCGCGATGCCGCCCCACACGAGGCGCACGCCCTCGAAGACCAGCTTGGCCACCGCGCCGAACACCTCGAACACGCCGCCGATCGCCTTGAAGGCGACATCCAGCACGTTGAAGAGCACGGTGGCCGCGGCCCCGATCGCCGGGAACAGCACCTTGGCGACGGCCTCGACCGTCGGCCAGACGGCCTTGATGATGTTGGAGATGAAGGTGAACGCGGTCCCGACCGCCCCCGCGACCTGGCCCACGACGGAGCTGATGGTCGGCCAGTTGTCCTTGACCCAGCCCACGATGGCCGAGAAGACGGCCTGGAGCCGCGGCACGACCTCCTCGGAGATGAACTGGATGGCCTTGGCGATGGCCGGGATGACCGTGGTCGTGATGAAGTCGAAGGCGCCGGCCAGTATCGGCATGGTGTCCTCGGCCGTGGAGGTGAAGGCGCTCTGGATCGCCGGGATGACGTCCTCCACGACCCACATGAAGGCGCTCACCAGTGGCGGGATGACCTGCTCGGTCAGGAACTGGAACGCCCCGACGAGCAGCGGCCACACGTTCTCGACCAGCCAGGTGAAGGCCTCGCCGATCGTGATGGCCGCGGACTCCATCGCCGCCTGGATCATGGGCATGTTGGCGAGGACCCACTCCAGCAGCCCCTGGAACACCGGGAGCAGCTGCTCGCCGATGCTCACGAGCAGGACGCCGACGGCCTGCTGAACGCGGGCCATCATGTTGGAGACCGTGGCCTGCTGAATCTCGAAGGCCTCGGCCGTCGCCCCGCTGGCCTCGCCCATGGCGGCGGTCTTCTCGGCGAAGGCGTCGGCCTGCGGGCCCGTCAGGGCCAGGACCGCGTTGACGGCCTCCACAGAGCCGAACATCTCGCGCAGCTGGACGGTGTTGCCGCCGGTGCTCTCGGCCAGGATGTCGAGCGTCCCGGCCAGGCCGTGCTGCTCGATCATCGCCTGCCCGGACTCGTAGCCGAGGTCCCTCATGGCCTTGACCATCTTCGGGTTGCCGGCGACGATCGCCTGGAAGGTCGCCCGCAGCTGGGTGCTCACCTCGGCCGTGTTGCCGGTGACACCGGTCAGCGTGGCCATGCTGCCGAAGAGCTCCTCCTGGGACACGCCGAGCGCCTTCGCCAGCGGGATGGCCTTCCCCATGCTGGCGGCCAGCTCGGGGAAGGTCGTCTGCCCCAGCTTCACCGTCTGGAACGCGAGGTCCGAGGCCTTCTTGACGGCCTCCTTCGAGGTGTCCCCGTAGCCCTTCGTCACCCCGCTCAGCAGGTTGACGGCGTCGGTGGTGGTCGCGAGGCCCGCCGTGCTGGCCTGGGCGGCCGTCTTCAGGATGGCCGTGCTGTCGGCGGTGTCGCCGAAGGCCGAGATGACCTGGTAAAGGCCGCCGGACAGGTCCTCGAGGGACTTGCCCGTCTCGATGGCCATGTCCTTGACGTCCAGGTTGAGCTCGCGGATGCGCTGCTCCGACTCGCTGCCCGGCCCGATCAGAGTGTGGACGTTGGCCATCTGGGCCTGGAAGTTGGCCGCGAAGGCGACGGACGCCGCGGCACCGGCGGCGAGCGCGGCGCCCACCACGAGCATGCCCTTGGCCGCGGCGGCGCCGAGGCCGCCGAAGCCCCGGCCCGCCGAGCGCAGCGCCCCGTCAAAGCCCTTCTTGTCCAGGTGCAGCTCGGCGAACAGCCGGCCGACCTTCAGTCCGCCCATGCCCCGATTATCCCTGCTCGGGCGCCCGGCCCGTCTTCGGGCTTGGGTCCTTCTTGCGACCGCCGCCGAACATGCCGCTGAACACGGCGGAGACCTCGGCCTTCGAGCCGGTGATGACGCGCGTGTCCTTGTCGCGGTCCAGGCGGTAGCGCCTCACGGTCGCCCTGGACGCGGCGGCGGACTGGGGCCCGAGTCCCCGGAGGAGTGTCGCGAACCGCCGCCAGCTCATGGAGCCGAGGATCGGCGGGTCCGATAGGTCGAGGTGGTACTCCCGCTGGAAGTCAGCCTCGACGAGCGCCCAGTCCGCGATCAGGCGGAAGGCTTCCGACCCCTCCGGGTCTTCCGGTTTGGGACCGCGTCCTCGGTGGCGACGAGCTGGTCGGGCCAGGCGTTGAAGGCCTGGATGACCAGGTCGCCGAGCTCGGTCGCCGGGATGCGGTTGACCTGGAGAATCTCGCGGAAGTTGTCGCGGCCGAACAGCGCGTCGCCGATCGCCGTGAGGGACTCGACGGAGACCTCCGCGTCGACGCCGAGCGCCTCCTTCAGGCGGACGACGTCCAGGACGATCGACGCCGGCGGCTCGGGCGGCAGGGGGTACTCCTTGCCCCCGATCCGGAACATGATCGGCGGCCGGGTGTCCTCGCCCTCCCTGGCCTGGCGCTCTGCGCGCCAGGCGTCGAAGTCGATGACCTTGGCGTTGTTGTTGCTCATGGGTCTCCTTGTGATCCTCATCGCCTCTGGGGCGTTCGTGCGGCCCTCCATCAGGGCGTCCAGGCCCGCGAGCACCTCGGGGGCGGTGAGTGGGGCCTCGGTCGTCATGCCGGGCGGTGGGTCGAGCCGCGCCGGGTCTCGGCGCGGATGTTCATCGTGAACCGGTGGCGGCCGCTCTCGTCGGTGCCCAGGCGGTTGGGGCCTGACTGGACGACCAGCGCGTAGGCCAGGAACAGCCCGTTCGGGAGCTCGGTGTACCGGAGGGCGTGGACGAAGTCGTAGATGGCCCACCACACCGCCCTGGCGGCCTCGGGGTCGGCGCCGCCCCGGACGACGACCTGGACGGTCGGCGCGTCGAAGGGCAGCAGCGAGTCGGCCTCGAACCCGCCGGTCGAGTAGACCCCGACGGCGAGGTCCGGCTCGGGCGGCATGTCGTCCTCGAAGACGTTGACGCCGGTCGCCCCGGCCGCGATGCTCCACTTCAGCCCGGCGACCCCGCCGGGCTCCGCGCCGATCGCCTGGGCCAGGCCCGTAGAGAGGCTCATCGGAACCTGCCCCTGACCTCGGCGGCCATCGCCTTCAGCAGGGAGGGCCGGCTCTGCTTCACGGCCGTCTCCAGCCACTTGCCCTCGCCGCTGCCGCGGAAGCTGTACTCCGGGTTCTCGTGCTGCTTGGCCGCGTGGGCGGCCTGGTAGCCGACGATCGCGAGGCCCTTGCCGTCGTCGTTGACGAAGGCGCTGTCCTTGAGCTCCCCCGTCTCGTAGGGGGTGATGGGGTCGGCGGTTCGCAGCACGGCCTTCGCCGCGGCGCGCGAGCCGAGCACCGTGCCGCTCCGGGCCGCCTCCTCCGCCTCGTGCGGGTTCCAGTCGACGTGCGAGCGGTTGCGCTTCCTGATCTTCACGCCGCCGGCCATCAGGGAAGCCTCCCCAGGACAAGCTCCTGGTGGGTGGGCCGGAACTCGTCCGGCATGGGGGCGGCCTGGAGCACCCGGTAGGCCTGAGCGCCGATGGCCACTCGGCTGAGCATGGGGATGTCGAGCTCCGGCCGGACCAGCACGACGTACGCCGCGACCTCCTCGTTGCCCTCGGGGTTCATGACGAGGCGGGTCGTGGCCTGGACCGATGCGTGGACCGGGCCCACCGGGTCCGCGTAGCCGGGCCCCCGGCTGCCGCCGGCGGCGTACGGCTCGAAGGTGATCCGGTCGCGCAGCATGTGCCGCGGGATTCTCATTCGATCCAGACACGGGCGCTGAGCAGGCCCGCCTCCACCAGCCGGTCCCGCGCCCGGGCGCCGAGGCGGCCCGGCAGCTTCCCGATCTGGAGCCGCCCGGCGTTCGCGAATCCGGTCAGCCCGACGATGTCGTGCTCCTCGCCGAACTCGAGCCAGAACTCCACCTGCGCGCAGGCCGCGTCGGCGAGCGCCTCCTGGTAGTCGTCCTGGGTCCAGGGCGTGACGGGGTGGGCGGGGATGAGGTGGCCCTGGGACAGCCGGCCGTCATAGGCCTGCTGGGCCCGGCCGCGCGTCGCCGTGTCGATGAGCTGGGAGGCGCGCCCGAGCATCCGGGTGGCCTCCTCCTCCTCGGGCGCCGTGTAGGTGGCGCCGAGCCAGCTGGCGAGCTGGTCGGGGGTGGCGTAGGTGGTCATGATCCCTCCAGGCGGGCCTCGAGGTCCGCCCTGCTGCCGCGGGCCGACTTGCCCAGGGCCTTCACGGCCGCCTGGAGCTCGCGATAGCCCATGGGTGGCTCATCTGACTCGTCCATGCGCTGAGAGGCCTCCACGGGCCCCGTGTCGCGCCGTGCGCCGTCCATGAGCCTGGCGGCCATGTCCACGTCCTCCCCGGCGGAGTCGACCTCGCGGAGGCCGGACTTCGGGTTGGCCAGGGCGTAGTGCCGCAGCGCGTCGGCGTCCTTGCCGGACGCGGTGTATCGGCCGCCGGCCAGCTTGTAGCTCCGGCCCTCCATCAGAATCCGCAGGGCGGGGTACTTCGTGTTCCGGAAGGTGGCCTGTTCGTTGCTCATCACATGGGCATCATAGGCCAGGGGCACCTCGTAGCGGGAGGGCCGCGTGAACTGGGACCGGACCCAGGTCCCCGCCGCGCCGTCCCTCCACCAGGAGTCGTCGCTCGACAGGAACAGGCCCTCGGTCAGGTGCCGGCTCTTCCCGTCCTTGGCCGGGCGCGACGGGGGCCGGTGGGCGTTCCCGTACATCGTCCGCCACTGGGGCGGGATGTCGGTCGTCCAGGCCAGGGTGTCCCGGGCGGTCTCGAGCAGCAGGGACCGGTCCATGACCACCGGCACGTGCAGCTCGTACGAGAGGGGGTCCTCGATGCCGCGCTCCTCCAGCGCCTTCTTCGTCTGCCTCAGGCTCTTGCGCCAGGGGCCCGGCTTCACCCTGGCCAGGTGCTCGGCCAGTGGCCCGCGGTGCAGGAAGGGGATGGAGCGGACCGGGCCCGTCACGAAGAAGTCGTCGTTCATGATGAGCAGCCGGTCGGCGTCGATCGCCTCGCAAGCGAGGCGCAGGTTGTCCGGCACGTTGCGCCACTTGTCCCCCGCCAGGTTGCCCTGGACGAACTCGACCCCCTTCAGCCATCGGGGCAGGTACCCCACGACCCACACCCGGGCGTGCGGCACGTTCTCCTCGAGGGTCCTGAGCGAGTAGCGCAGCTCGTCGTTGAACTCCCCCGGCCGGGTGATGTAGACGACGTCGGGCGGAATCATGCCGGGGGTAGGCCCTCCCAGGAGCCCAGGCGGTCGGCCCCGTGCCGGCCGACGAACGCGGCCCGGACGATCGCGTCGTGCGGGTCGGGATGGGCCCGGAGGACGTGATGGGGCGCGATGTGCCGGGCCCTGACGCCGGCCCTGGTCGTCCGGTACCCCGCCTTCCGGGCGCGGATGGCCCAGTCCATGTCGGCCATCCTCCGCATCCGGTGGCCGTCCAGCAGCCCGACCATGGGGAGGATGGCCCGGGGGAACAGGTACCAGGCTCCCCAGAACGAGCCGCGCATCGTCGCGTCCCAACGGCGGCGGGTCACGCCGTCGGCCTTGTAGTCGAGGGGGCTCGCGATGCCGTCGTTCCCCGCGGCCTCCAGCAGCGCCGGCAGCCACCCCCCGGGGACCCTGACGTCGATGCTGCCGACCACCACGTGGGCGCCCCCGGCCTCGGTGGCCAGGAGGGCGTGATTGACGGCGAAGGCCCAGCCCTGGGGAGGGTCCGCCCGGATGACGAGGTCCGCCCGCCCTGAGTTGCGGGGCAGGGGCCCAGAGTGGGACAGGACCAGCCGGCGCTCGCCCGCGGCCGTCGTCTCGAGGATGTTGTCGATGCAGTCCTCGGTCATCCTCAGGCTCGCCCCGTCGAAGGCCCAGGAGGGGATGATGATGTCGGTGCTCATCCGGTGAGCCGCTCCTTGATCTGGGTCGTGGACTGGAGCCTGAGCGGGATGAAGGCCAGGGTCAGCTCCAGCTCGTCGAAGTCCGCCGGGGTCATGCCGATCTGGCCGAGGTAGTCCTTGCCGCGGCCCGGCATCCAGTCGTCCCCGATCGCGAGGACGTCCGGCCGCACCCGGTAGACCAGCTCGCGCCCTGGGCCGTCGTTGACCTCGACCCGGTGGCCCAGCCTGGCCACGAGCTCCAGGCGCTCCCCCAGGGAGTACGCCGGGCGGCGTCCCTTGTAGGTCTCGACGAACTCGTCGGAGTTGACCCCGACGACCAGCTCGTCGCCGAGCTCGAGGGCCTTGAGGAACAGGTACGCGTGGCCCAGGTGCGGCACGTCGAACGTGCCGATGGTCAGGACGGTTCTCAAGGGGCGGACCTCCAGGGGGCTCTTGGGGATGAGAGGGGCCCCGTCCCCCACGGGGCCCATCTCCCAGCATAGCGCGAGGGGCCGGGCGTCGTGCCCGGCCCCTCGGCCGTTCTGGGTCGGGTTCGGTCAGCTCGAGGCGCTGGCCGGGGTGTAGGTGGGCTCGCCGGTCATCTCGATCGACGCCGCCCAGGAGGCCGCGTCGTTGTGGCCGCCGCCGGGCCGCGTGAGCTCCGCCGTCGCCGCGAACTGGAGGGCGTTCCCGCCCGGGTCCGTGATGCGGTAGGTCTCCTCCGCGGCCAGGCCCATCTCCTGGGCGCTGGTCTCGATGTACTCCTGCCCCGGGTCCTTCTCGCCGCTCTCGACGTCGACGAGCGCGAAACCCGCCAGCTCCCACGAGTCGCCGCGCTGCGCGACCAGGTGGGTCGGCCGCCCGTTCTCGTCGAAGCCGGTCGTGTCGGCCCGCTCCGTGGAGGGGGAGTGCGTGAGGGTGTTGAGGCCGCCGATCGGGGTCCAGGTGTCCACGGCCGTCTGGACCTCAATGGTCAGGTCGCGGGCCAGGAACTTCGTCCGTGCCATCAGGTTGTTCTCCTCGTTGGTGTGAGGCTCATCGGGGCGGGCTCGACCTGCCCGCCCCTAGCCCGATGGTCAGCTGGACGCCGAGCCGAAGTCGCTGCCGACGTTCACGATCTTGCCGTGGTGGAACTCGGCCCCGTAGGCCAGCCCCACCTCGCCGTAAATCTGCTCGGCGTCGGCGGACCCGGTCTTGCCCAGCGGCTCCTGGAACAGGAAGCCCTTGCCCGGGATCATGAGGAAGACGGGCGCCAGCTCCTCGAGGGAGACCACGGCGAGCTCGTCGACCGGCATGTACCGGTTGAGCATGATGTTCAGGAGGCCGAAGTCGGTCTCGATCCGGACCACGTTGGCCCCGCCCACGTTCGCGGTCGTGGGCGTGTAGCCCGCGTCCGTGATGTAGGCCTTCGTCAGCTGGCGCTTGAGCGTCGAGTTGACGATGACGGTCCGGGTCTCGCCGGCCGCGATGCCGCCGTTGTCCCAGATGTCCTGGAGCAGGTCCTCGAACAGGACGCGCGTCAGCGTCGCCCCGTTCAGGTCGGTCACATTCGTCGTGATCGCCTCGAGCAGCCCGCGGGTCTTGCGCGGGGTCGCGTTGGTGGACGGCTCCGCGAAGGTGCCGTTGATGAACGCGTACTCCAGGTCGCGGGCGATCTGAGTGAGCGCCTGCGCGCTCTGCCAGGCCATCTCGTTCTGGACGTTGCTCGCGCCCGGCGTCAGGACGTCCGCATCCATCTGCCCGACCGCCGCCTGCTTGGTGTACGAGACCTCGACGGACTCGTGCACGATCTGGACCACGTTGTGGTCGAACGCCCGGACGCGGTTCTCCGGATCGGGGGCGTCCGCGCCCTCGAGGCGGGCCCGGTCACTGGCGTCCCGGAGGTCGTAGAACGACCACTCGAAGCGCTTGGCGTTCGTCTGCTCGCCGCCAGTCAGCCCGCCGATCGCCGTGATGAGCGGCGTGTCGGTGGGGCTGATGCTGAACAGCTCGCCCACGAAGTTGGGGAGGTTGAAGGTCGTCCCCTGACCCACGATGCCTGCCATCGTTATCTGTCAGTCCTCTCTGTCTTGGGCTCGGTGACGACCTTTGTGGTCAGCCTCCCTGCCGGGCTCCGAGCTTGAGAGCGATGGCCTCGCGGACTCCCGCCGGCCCCTTCTTCTCGAGCTCCGCGATCTGCTCCTCGATCGACGGGCCGCCGTCGCTGCCGCTGAACTCGCCGCCGTTCTTGCCCGGGGTCGGCTTGACCTCTCCCGCGACCAGCTTCGGCTTGTTCTTGACCAGCGCCTTGAGCGCCTCCTTGACGCCCTCGACCTCGCCCTCGTCCGTGACCTCCGCCTCCCGGCTGATGGCCTCGATGACCAGGTCCTCGAACTCGGTGTCGATGTTGGCCTCCCGCGCCGCCTCGATGGCTGCCGCCCGGATGAGCCGAGTGTTGGCGGCGGCCTCGCGCTTCGCGATCGCCTCCTCACGCGCCTTGGTGGCTGCCTCGGCCTTCTCGGCCTCGGTCGCCTGGCTGGCGACGTGCTCGTCCCACTGGCGGGCCTTGTCGGCCGCGCTGGCGTTCTCCCGGCGCTCCTTGGCCAGGCGCCGCTCCACGATGGAGTCGAGCTCGTCCTGGGTCATTGTCAGCGCCTTCGTCCCGGAGTCAGCGTTCGCGGTCCCGGTGCCCGCGTTCCCGGCGTTGTCGGTGCCGGTCCCCGTATCCCCGTTCTGGCCCGCGGCTCCGGCGTCTCCGCCCTCGCCCTGGCCCGCGTTCGGGTTCGCGTCCTTGCTCATGTGAGCTCCTTGTATGTCGATGACTATGGCGCGCCCATTGGTCCAGGGCGCGCCGGGGGTTTAGTCTAGGAGCCCTCTCCCTCGTCCTGGGCGATCGCCCGCTCGCTGCGGACGCTCGTCTCCCCGGTCTGGGAGTCGGTCTCCGTGGTCATGCCGCCCGGCGCCGGTGGCTCCGGCTTGGCGGCCTGCTGCTCTTCATGGATGCGCTTGACCTCTGCGTCCACCTCCTCGCGGCTCCAGTGGGGATGGATGATCCGGACCTTGACCTCGGTGCTGGCGGCCTGGGCCGCGCTCAGCTGGGCCACCGTCGAGGCCAGCTCCACCGGGTCCTCGGGCACTCCGGCGCCGAGCCCCACCTCCACGGTGAGGTCCCCCAGGCCGGGCCCTCTGAAGACCTCGGCGTCCACGGCCATCAAGTTGGCCATGAGGCGCTGGATGCTCGGCCCCCACCACTGGCTCTTGCGCTTCAGGGTGAGGATGGTCTTGTTCTCGCGGATGCGGAGGGCGCTGCCGCTCTCGGCGCGGCCCTCGATCCGGATGCCGAACGTCTGCGGGGAGTAGCCGCTGTTGGAGACGATGCGCTCGACCAGCTCGATCGCCGTCTCGCGGTGCTCGAGGTACCGAATCTCGAACTGCTGGGCGAGCATGGAGCGCGCGCCGGCCTCGGCCGCGCCGGGCTCCATGTCCATCGGCTGGTAGACCTCGTGGTCGATGTCGACGTGCCCGCCCTCGTCGATGAAGTCGCGGGGCACGATGATCCGGGCCTTGCCCAGGCGAATGTCGCGCATCCACGAGGCGTACACCTCATCCAGGGCGTCGAACAAGCCCTCGGACCCGGAGAAGTCGGACAGCCCGAGGCCGCTCTGCCGCCACAGCCGGTTGGGCCGCATGTTGGGGATGTACTCGACGTCCAGGTTCGGGAAGGGCAGCTCGACCAGGGGCTCGAACCCGGTCAGGGCCAGGAGCACGTCCTCGGCGAGCCGCGTGCCGATCGCGGTCTTGGTGCCCTTGTACAGGGCGTGCTGCACGGTGGCCTTGCCGCCGCTCCCGACGGGCGCCGGGCGGTGGAGCTCGAGGTGCCGATAGATGCCCTGGTCGGTCTCCTCGACGACGCGCCACAGGAGCACCGACCGGAGCATGCCGTGCTTGAACTCAGGGATGGCCTGGTCGGCCTGGGCGATCGCCGGGATGGGGTGGTCGGCCAGCTCCTTGTCCCAGGCCGGGAACAGGTAGGCTCCGCCCATGGCCGCGGCGCTCTCGGCGCCCTCCACGAGGCGGTTGTAGAGGCCTGAGCGCTCCATGATGGTCCTCATGCGCTCCTCGGCGTCCTTGGCCTTCCTGGGCACCCTGCCGGACGCGTGGGCCTCCTTGACGCGGATACTGGGGGCCTCGCCGAAGAGCAGGGCGCCGGACACGGCCGCGAGGTCGCCCGCGACCGGCACGTGGAGCTGGGCCTTCTGGGCCTCGGGCTCCTTGCCGATCCTGCTCCAGAACTTGAACCAGCGGCTCCGGCCGCCGGAGCTCGCGCCGCCGTAGACCTCGAGCAGCCGGTCGGGGTCGCCCGAGTACCAGGCGCTCCACTCGGACATCTTCGCGTATTCGGTCGCCTGGGCCTTCGGCGGCCATGGTGCCGATGCGTCTGTGGGGAGGTTCATCCTCGACATCCTGTCACGGCTCTACCCGTCATGCGGCCTGGCCCACGGTCTTGAGCAGGCCCTTCCACTTGTTACGGGAGCCGCGGACCGCGTAGCGCAGCGTGTCCGGGAAGTGGTCCATCTGCCGGAGAGGCACGTCGTCGCCCCGCTCGGAGGCGACCGGGTCCCAGGCGTAGGAGGCCAGCTCCTCCCACCCCTTCTCGGTGCTCGGCCGGTGCAGCACGAGCTTCTGGACGCCGATCAGGGCCTGGGTCTCCATGATGCCGTCCAGGGTCGTGTCCGCCTCGGCCGGGTGGATGCCGCGCTCGCCGTCCCTCCACATCTGGAGCAGGAGCGCGTTCGCCTGCGGGTCGACGTAGGCCTTCTCGGCCGGCTTGGGCAGCCCGGCCCGCCAACTGTGGAACTCGTCGGAGTAGTCCTTCATCGTCTTCTGCCGACCCGTCTCCCGGCTGTCGTGCCGGTACTCGTTGTGGGCCACCAGGCTGCCGTCGGGCGTCCCCGACAGCGCGAGGAACACGGTGGGGGTGCTGTTGCCGTGCCGGACGCCGGCGATCGTCCAGGCGAGCTGGGGCAGCTCGTCGACCAGGTGCACGCCCTCGTCCAGCGAGTCGTAGATGGCGCCCTCGGCCACGGCCCAGGCGCCCTCGATGTAGCGCTTGTACCAGAGCCCCGTGTACTCCTCCTTCAGATTGGCCACGTACACCGGGTCGAGGTGCACGTTGTCGTCCAGCCGGAACGACCAGCGGGCCAGGTCCAGGTCGGCCGCCCGGTCCAGGTACTTGCGCTTCAGCCAGTGGACCGGGCTGTCGGGGTTCGTCGTGCCGAAGAAGGCCGCGCCCGGGACGGAGAGCCGGGAGAGCGCCATGGAGAAGAAGGACTCCGGCCAGAGCGTGACCTCGTCGCCGTACATGCCGGCGAGGGTGATGCCCCTGATCTTCCCCTCGGAGCGGGCGTCCGCCGCGCCGACGATCATGTGCCGGCGGCCGAAGAGGTAGAGCTCGTGATTGCCGGGCGAGTAGCGGACCATCCGCTCGCCGAAGATGTCGATCAGCGGGTCCACGATGTTCTGCCGGGCCGTACGCTCGGTCTTGGACACCATCATGAGGCCGCCGGGCGGCGCCTCGAAGCGGGCCCAGCGCGCCCAGCGGACCAGGCTGTTGATGGTCTTCCCCGAGCGCACGGACCCGTCCCAGATGTTGAGGCGGCGCACCGGGGCGCGGAGGGCCCGGTCGCCGATGCCGTAGAACGGCCGCAGGTTCAGCACGCCGCGATCATAGGCCGGGATGCGGGAAGGCCGCCGGCATCTCTGCCGACGGCCTCC